TGCGTGCAAAATTCGAATAGGGGGTAGTAAAGCAAAAAGCATGAAAATAACAGAAATCAAGCCGAACGAAAGCAATCCGCGTTTTATCGCAGATGCCAAGTTTGAAAAGCTTAAAAAAAGCATTGAAGGCTTCCCGCAGATGATGGCACTTCGCCCTATCGTCATTGATGCGGACAACGTTATCCTCGGCGGCAATATGCGCTTTCGTGCCTTACAAGACTTGGGCTACAAAGAAATCCCTGACGAGTGGGTAAAGAAAGCTGACGAGCTTACAGAAGAACAAAAGCGCGAGTTTATCATCAAAGACAACTCCGGTTTCGGCTCATGGGATTGGGATGCGCTGGCTAATGAATGGGACACTGAGCAGTTGAGCGAATGGGGTTTGGATATGCCTGATGATTGGGCAGGCGAAGATGAGCAGCATTTAAAAGCTGAGGAAGATGACTACGAAGAGCCTGACAATATACAGGTTGATGTAGTGCTTGGCGACTTGATTGAAATTGGCGAGCATCGGTTGTTGTGCGGGGATAGCACAGATGCTGATCAGGTTGAAAAGTTGATGGATGGAGAGAAGGCTGATATGGTGTTTACTGATCCGCCATTTGACTTACCTGTTTCTGAGTTTATGCACCTCGTCCCTTTATTTGACGGGATAATGCAAATATGGATTACAAACGACAAACAATGCTTTGAGTTATCGCTAAGCAACGAAGAGGCATTTTATACAACATTTGTACTTAGGACTGGCAACTCTATGCTAAAGAACAACAGACAACCTATTACGACGCATTGCATGATGCCGTGTTTTTACTTTCATGAATCTTACGAGGATTTAAAAGGGGTTGAGACTATAATTGATGCAGGGAGAGATTTATATATGGCAGGGAAAGGCATGAGTCATGCAAAAAGCATTGCAACATATACTCAGATATTTACGTATTGGACAAAAATCTCTCAAATTGTTTGTGATTGGTTCATGCATTCAGGCTCTACAATGGTAGCAGCGCACCAACTAAACCGCAAGTGCTACGGCATGGAATTAGACCCAAAATACTGCCAAGTAATCATAGACCGGATGCACAAGCTAGACCCAAGCCTGCCAATCAAAATAAACGGCAAGGATTACACACCGCCAAAACAGGATGACTAATGAGAGGACGAAAACCGCTACCGACAGAGATAAAGAAGAAAAAGGGCACTTTGCAGAAGTGTAGGACGCTAGAGGATGAAGTGCAGCCTGAGACAGTAAGCGAAGCACCTCCTGCACCTGTATGGCTAAGTGAAATAGGCAAACAGGAATGGGACAGAGTTATCGATTACCTAATCAGTAACAACCTATTAGCGAGCTGTGACCTGTCAATTGTTGCTTTTTACTGCAATGAAGTCTCTGTTTACATCGAAAGCGAGCAGCAATTGCGGCAAAACTCAAGGATGATAGCCTACAAAGACGAAAAGGGCAAGATTAAGCATGCTCAGCAAGTCCCTTTGCAGATAATAGCGCGAAAATCGCTTGAATCAGCGATGAAGATAGCTGCTGAGTTTGGTTTTACGCCTTCATCGCGCACTCGGATAGGCACACAGGGGCAAAACACCTCAGAACAAGACCCATTTACGAAAATATTAGAGCTTAAGAAGCAAAGAGCTGCAAAAAAGGCGAATGCAAGCGGATGACAACAATGAAAAAGCCCTCGATTACATCGAATCGGTAAAAAAAGGCAAAATTGTTACCTGTAAGTGGGTTAAGCTTGCTGTGCAGCGCCATGTTAATGACTTAAAAGCAGCAAAAACAAGCAAATTCGACTATTATTTTGATGAAGCAGCAGCGGCAGATGCTTTAGACTTCTTTGTTGCATTTAGGCACGCAAAAGGCATGTGGAGGGGCAAAGACTTCAATATGATGCCCTGGCAGGCGTTTATTGTCTATTCTGCATACGGCTGGAAGCGAAAATCAGACCACAAACGCAGGTTTCGGACTATTTACATCAAAGTAGCGCGTAAAAATGCTAAAACAGAGTTCTTAGCAGGCATAGGCACTATTGGTTTTCTACTTGATGCAGAACAGGATCCTGAAGTCTACTGGTTTGCAACGAAAAAGGACCAGGCGAAGATCGGATGGGACAGGCAAAAAGAGATGATACTGCAATTACGAAGCGACGTAGCAAGCGTCAGGAGTATCTGTGATACATCAAAGTACAGGATATTCAGCACAGAAGGCTCTGGCATGGTAAGCTACCTTGGTGCTGATTCAGATACAGAGGATGGCCTTTCACCTTATTACGGCCTATGCGACGAATACCACGCCCATAAAAATGATGGCATGGTAAACGTCATCGAATCCGGTATGGGTTCACGCTCGAACCCTATGATGTGGTTCATCACTACAGCAGGCTTCAATCCTCAAAGCCCGTGCGCACTGTTTGAAAAGTCTTGTAAGCAGATATTGGACGGCGTAAAAGAGAATGACAACATCTTCGCTATGATTTTCGACCTTGATGAAGATGATGATTGGGAGGACAGTAACAACTGGATAAAAGCAAACCCGGCACTGCCTTACATTGACACCTTAGAGGACTTCCTGTTTGCGGAGTATGCAAAAGCGAAAACGCAGGGGCAAAGCAAGATCATCAATTTCAAGACAAAGAACCTAAATATGTGGATGACAAGCTCCGCCACATGGATTAAGGCTGAGGATTGGAAGTCGTGCGAGACAGACCTGGATTATGAAGCGCTAAAGGGCAAAAGATGCTATGGAGGGCTTGACCTTGCAAGCACGCGGGATATTACAGCGCTGTGCTACTACTTCCCGGTCCAAGAGGGGCTGGCTGAGCCTGTAATGATCTGGAATATGTGGTGCCCTGAAGACCAGGCAACAGAGCGCGAGCGCAACGATGCTATCCCTTACCGGCAATGGGCAGCAGATTATTGGATAACGCTGACACCGGGCAACGTGACAGACTACGGCTACATCAAAGAGCAGATTAAGCAGGACTGTGAGGACTTTCAGGTGGAGAGTATCGCCTATGATAGGTGGAACAGTTCTCAGTTAGTAATCGACCTGCTTGATGAGGGCATCAATATGCGCAAGATTGGGCAGGGCTTCGCTTCATTGTCAGCACCTACTAAGCAGCTAGAGACAGAGATACTACAGCAGAACGTCAGGCACGATGGCAATCCTGTGATGGCTTGGATGATGTCAAACGTTGATTTAAAGCACGATCCGGCAGGAAACATAAAGCCGGACAAAGACAAAAGCAGCGAAAAGATTGACGGCGTTGTCGCTATGGTGATGGCCCGTGCTGAGGCGATGGACTTAGAGACAGACGCTGGCAGTTTCTACAATAATAACGACTTACTTTTTGTGTGATGGAAGACAAGCAAATGACAGTTAGCGTACCTATCGAATTGATTGACGCTACGCACCGGGTGGGCTTCTTTAAGCTTGTTCAGCGCATGGGGCAGGACGTTGAGCGCTTCCGGGAAGCCTACGAACTTGCTGAAGCAGAGCTTGAAAAGTACGGCATGGCGCGAAGGTATGCGAATTATGATAGCTTTAGGAATCAGTACCGGATATGGGTGCGCGATATGATACAAAAAAGGCTCCCTGATATTCACCGGGAGCCTCAAAAGTAGGTATGAAACAACTAACAATCATTCCTCTGTGATGACGTCAATAAGGCTATCACGCCACCCTGTCTGATACGCTCGCACAATCAAGGCTTTTACTTCTTCTTCGCTAAAGGTACGAAAAGTCACTAATTTTTCCGCAAGTCGCTCCGCATTTGCTTTTGACTTGCTTTTGATAGTATCGTGTTTCGATTTCACTTCTAAGCCTTTTTGATACTGCTCTTTGCCCATGTTGATGTATTTGCTTGATAAATGCCTCCGGGTTGTCTTCTTTCAAGTACAAAAACGCCTGCTGTTTGTCGATTGAAACTCTAAGCGCTTTTTCATTATTATGCCTGTCTACTTTATACCAAGCAGGCTTGAAATTGACACTCAGGGTGTACCGGCAGGTGGTTAGTTGCATTCGTTGTGTTTAGTTGCGCAGGGAGGATTTGAACCTCCGGTTCAGGATCATGAGTCCTGCGTGTTGCCAGCTACACTACCGCGCAAGGGTAATTCACTTGCAAAATACAAAATATACACCAAAAGTTCAGGGCAGTACGCCTAAAAACATGCAATTTTCGCGCAATGGCGAAAGTATTAGGCATATCTATCCCTCGAATTTTCAGGAGTAGCCCCGAACGGCCTGGCACTAGCCTGTCCAACCCTGCAAGCTGGCTAACAGCGATTTTCGGCAAAGCGAGCAAAGCAGGAGTTGATGTATCACCTGAGAGCGCCA